AACTGTTAAATCTCCAGACATTGTAAGATTAGTGATGCCTGTATAAGCACCAGTAATTCTAGCATCTGGTACTGTACCACTTGTTAGATTTGATGCGTTCATGTTGGCAACATTAAATGTTCCAAAAGTTACAATATCTACAACGTCACCATTTGTTAAAGCTGAAGCAAACACAACAGAACTACCACTTGTTACAGTAACGTCTGTTCCGTTTACCATCTTAATTCCGTTTAGATAAACATCTATAAATCCTGCGTCATAGTTAAGACTATTTCCACTATCGTCATTACCAGAAACAGTTGTTGGTGTTCCAGATATTGTATACTTAAATCTTTCTGAAGTTCCATTTACTGAAGAACCTGCTGATTGAAAACCAGAAGCACCATAAACTTTTAAAATATTGTTTGTGCTGTCAAACCATAAGTCACCACTATCTAAAGAAGAAGTTGGTGCATTTGCTGATACTCTATATCTTTCACCGAAACTGTTTACGCCAGATAAATTACTTGCAACTGTATTTACATTGGCAATAGAACCACCAACATTATTAACATTAGCTATTGAACCAGCTGTTAAATTTATATTTCCAGAATTTGAATTTACAGAATTTATATTGCTTTGATTATTGTTGACATTTGTAATTGCAGTTAAATTTGAAGCAACATTCGTAATATTGGTTTGATTTGAAACTGCTGCATTAATATTGCTTTGATTTGCAACAGCTGCATTAATATTATTTTCGTTTGCAACTGCTGCATTAATATTAGATGCGTTTGCAACAGCTGAGTTAATATTGTTTTGATTAGTAACTGTTGGAGTTAATTGAAGCCATTGTGTAGAAGAAAGATTATAAACTTTCATTACATCATTAGTCGTATCAAAATATAATGCTCCATCTTGCAATGCGTTTCCATCATTATCTACTGAAGGATTAGAAGATTTTGCTCCAAGAAAAGCATCATCAAATAAATCAAAAGTAGCAGCAGCAGCACTAGCAGATCCAGCAGATGCAGTAGCAGAATTAGCAGATGCAGTAGCAGAATTTGCAGATGCAGTTGCTGAGTTAGCACTAGCAGTCGCTGAGTTAGCAGAATTTGTTTCTGATGTAGCAGATGCAGTTGCAGAGTTAGCTGAGTTGGTAGCTTGAGTTGTTGCAAGAGCCACTTGTGCTGTTGCTAAAGTTACTTGAGCTGCACCATTGTTTGTTGCGTCTACTGCACTAGCTGCAGCAGCAGTAGCAGAGTTGGCAGCATTTGTAGCAGATGTTGTGGCACTAGCAGCATCTACAAGTAATCCCCACTTTGCACTATCAGTATTAGTAGTTAATGGTTGTGATCCAGATGATGTGTGAGCAGTTAAAGCTATAAAAACATTATTAGTAGATGTATCTTTAATTATATCTCTAACAGCATAAGTTGTACCAGATGACCAGTTACCTTTAAAAGTTCCAAGTTCTTGTGCAACAGTTAATTCACCACTTGCATCAAAACCAAATACTTTATTTGCTCTATCAGTATCACCAACAGTAAATTCAGTTGATGTCATTGTGTTTGTTCTTGATAATTTAATTGATCTATCTACTTCTTCTTGCAACTGTTGAATTGCCATCATAGATCTATCTAATCCTTCTTCATGACTTTCTGCAGGGAATGGATCGTTAGCAATATAATCGATTGCTTGTGTTTGTGGTGATGCTCTTCTTATTACAACTGTTTCTGTGTTACTTGGAATGTTACCAGATGTGAATACAATAGTTCCACCATTAGCATTTCCTGCACCTGTTACTGTGTAATGTGTAGTTAAAGTCTTAACTGTTTCATTAGCTGACGCATCCCTAATAATAACTTGAAGATCAGCATCTGCGAATACTTTGAATGTATAGTTGAAGGTATTTAAAGTACCATTTCCAGAGTAGGAGTTTTTTACTGTAGTAGATGATATTGTCATATTAGCTTCTCTTTATATTATTTTGCAAATTTATCAACAACCATATTGTTAATATTCTTTATCACTAAAGCATTGTGTAATGCAAGAATAGATAAAGATTTTTTAAGCTCACTTTCACTTGGTCTATAATTAGGATCTGTCATAACCTTGGTCAACATTCTTGTTGAATTAATTATGTTTTCTCCTAGATTTACTGAAGGAATACCAGCTACTAATCTAGAAGATAACTCTGTATTTCTGCCATATCCAAAAAAATCTTCTTCAGAAAAGAAAGCATTAATTGTACCTATACCAGCAGGAATTAAGGTTGACCAAGAAGATCTAAGGAAAGCTATTTTAGCTACATTAGATGGAGACAATCTTTCTTTTAAATATTTCTCTCTATCTCTCATACCAAAAGAATTTATATAAGTTTGTACTGATGCAAATGTTGCTGCACCTATCATTGAAGATGTAAATCTGTTCCAAGTTTCAAAGTCATGTAATTTAGTTTGATCTAAAGTATATACTCCATTTAATAATTGTTTTTCGTAAGCACCTAAACTAAATGTTCTAAATTGAATTATTAGTTTTACAAAATCATTTGTAAACCATTTATTCATAGAAGCATAATCTGTTCTTTGAACAACTCTATCTATCCATCTACTAACACCAGTAACATAATTTGATCTTGCTTCTATATCCCAGTTATCTAAATTTAATGCTTTAAAATTACCATCTTCTACCAATGCGTGTTTATTTATATTTTTTGCAATAAGATTAAATTCATTTTTGGTCCAACCAAGTTGTCTAAATCTTACTTGATCTCCTAATTTTAAATTTTCATATATTTTATTTGTTTTGTATTTCTTTGATAAATCAAATATTTTATCTACAATTTTCATTGTTAATGCTTTTGAACTCCAAACTTGAGACATCATAGTCATAGGATTTAATCCAGATATATCTGCAACAAGTCTTTTTGCTTTACCAGATTTTATTTCAATATTATTTAATGCTGTTGGTGCATCATCCATTAAAAATACATCATCACCTTCAAGTCTAGCAGTAGGTGAGTTCATGAATTTATCTAATCCTACTGGTACACCATAAGATTGTAATTCTTTTAAGAATGGATCTTTAATATCTATATTACCAGATCTTAATCTGGTAAATAAATCATCAAGTCTTGGCATAGCCTTTAATGATGTAAGCCAACCAGCTTCACCTAATGCACCAAATAATTCAGCACCTTGAGCAAAACCAACTTGACCAAATAATCTTAAAAAATTGTAATCTCCAATAAGTCTTGCTATTCTTCTAACTTTTACACCACTTGGATCATTCGCTTCTAAAGGATTTCTTCTGCCTAATAATGAAGATGAAACAACTTCTAAAATGTTTAAATGATTATCTAAATCTTTTTGAGCATAAGGAGTATTTTTATTTCTATTTTGTATTCTGTTTAAAAATCTTTGATATTCTTTATTATTTTTAAATCCACCAAACCTAGCCATTGCTGCTTGACCTAAGACTTGATTTGAATATTTATTTATAATTCTTTCAGCATTTCTATCTGTTAAATCTTTTATAGATAATGATTTTGTTTTACCTGTTTTAATTGATTTAACTTCTATTTTTGCAGTAAGATCAAATGGTAATCTTCTTCTAGCATTTGGATCTAATGTTACTCCATCTTTATTTTTAAATTTTTCTGTGATAGCTTCTATTTGATCTTTATCTAACCCTATTTCTTCTAAAAACTCTTTAAATCCAGCTTCATCTGTTCCTTGAAAACCTCTAGCAAAAGCAGCTTCATTACCAAAATGTTTAGTAGAAGAAATATTGTCTACAATACCTTTTATCATTTTATTAAATTTTTTTTCATCCATATCTGGAAGTTGTTTTCTTAAACCTTTAGCATAAAGTTCTGTAATTTTATCTAATCCATATTCATCTATTGCTTGTCTTAATTTATTTTGACTATGAGTATGAGGAAAATAATTTGATATACCTCTTGTTTTTGCAATATCACTCCAACCTTCTCTTCCACTTTGAGAAACAACAGTTAATACATCATCTAAAGCATTAGCTCCTAATGCTGCATGATTTACCATTTCTGGTGTAATGTTATTATAAGTTTTAGCAATATCTGGAAACTCAATAATATCTGATATTAATTCATTAAATTTTTCTGTTTGTTGTGCAGAAGATAATTGTGTAAGTCTTGGATCTTTTTTTAAGAAAGATCTAAAAGCAACATCACGAGTATTATTAAATTTATATAATATTTGTCTCATTTTATTTTCTTTAAATTCAATCATAGTATCTCCAGATTTAGAACCAACAACAGGATCTGGAAAAAGAAGTTCTGCAATTTTTTTAACTTCTTCATCTGGTGAAGCATTTAAAGATGATGACATACTAAATCTTGGAACAGGTATAAAACCAAATAATTTTCTTTTACCCTCTCTCCATTGTTTTTCTATTTTTGCTACTTCATCTATATTATCATCTAATATTGTAACTTCTTTTGAATCACTTGTTACATTAAAGTCATATTTATTTTTAGCAGTTTTATCTACTAATCTTTTTTTCTGCATAAAAATATCATTTGGTTTAGTATCTAGTGAAGATGCAAAATCATTTATTTCATTTGTTTCAATATCTGACATTGCTTTCTTAGCAACTAAAGATAAATTATTATATGACTTTGCTAGATCTTTATTTACTCTTGCTAGTCCACCAATAGGTAAACCTAAAGCAAAACCACCATATAAAGCATAACGAATATCATCTGCATTTTTTAATGGATCTAATGCAACTAACCCAGATTCTATTACAGCATTTTCTAAACCAACTAATGCACCAAACTTTACTGCTCTTTTTAATCTAGCTACTTTTCCGCCATACATTAATGGTGCTAATAATCCACCTGTAGCATAAGACAATCCCCAAGCTAAAGGATCTGATCCTGCTGCTAAAACTCTTGCAGAAAAACCTTTCCAACCAGCATTATTTAATTCTCTTTCAACATCTAATCTTTCATCAACTTGTTTTTTAATATGATAAAAATGTTCTTCAGATCTTGCTTCTAAAAAAGCATTTTGCATATAATCTGGATAAGTTTCTATTTCATCAAATTGTTCTTTAGTTACTTGATAAGTTGGATCTTCTTTAAAATTTTTACTTAAACTATCAGAAAATTTATTATAAAGAACAATACCAGTATTCTCTATATCTGTTGCCTCCCTATAAAGCTGACCAAAACTAGATGTGCTTTCTCCTACACCTCTTTGTTTATTAATAAAATATTCTACATCTGTAGGAATTTTAGGTAATGCTTGATTTAAACCAAGTTCATCTACAACAAATTTAACTTCCTGTTTTTTTTCTGGCTCTGATTTTATATCATTAATGTTAAATTTTTCGCTACTCATTATTCATCTATATCAACATAAATACCAGATTTAGTAGCAATAATTTCTTGTGCTAAAATTTTAGATTTATTTTTATTTATGTTTTGTCTTTCTAAAAATGCTTCATACCTTTTATCTTTGCCAAAAGGATAAATTATTTGTTCTAATTGTTTTTGAGTAAATATAGCTTGTTCAAATTCATTTTCATCAAAATCTCCAACTGCTGGTTTAAATATTACAGGCATAGTAGGAAAAGATTTATTAATAATTTTTATACCACTTAAAGAAGTAGTTGAAGTTGGATCAACATCTACTGCAATAAGATCATCAAAATCATTTATATCTTTATTAACTCTATCATTATCCCATAAATATTTTATGTATGCTTTTATGGAATCATCATGCGTATCTATTCTAAATGGTTTAATTGCAGTTAATTGATTAAAACCATCAACTTTAAAATTTCTTTCAATTCTATTTTGAACACTTTTCATTATAGCATCTTGATCTGTTGGTCTAACTTTTAAAAGAATAGAAGTATATCTTCTTACCAAATTTTCTATTTCATAAATATTATCTGCATCTTCGGTAAAAAGATTATTAGCAATGTCTTTTGCAGTATCTTTTATTTTTGTAGCATTTGGAACTATTGATTTTATATTTGGATCATTTTGATTTTTGTAATAAGAATCATAATCAATTATAGCTGAACGAATATCCATACCCATTTCATCAACCATAAAATCTAAAGTAGAATAAAAATCTAATTCATCGTCTGTTAGTTTCATTCCAGTTTTTAAGTAAGATAAACCTTTTTGACCTTCATATAATCTGTAAAGATCATATCCAGCTCTTACTGTATTAGGATTTCCAGTAGTAGCTGCGTTACTAAAACCAGCTGCTATTGCTTTTTTATGTAGATTATAAACAGCTTTATTTGATATTGCTAATTCTGATAATTGACCATCATCATATTTTCCAGTTTCAGCTACTGCTTGTAAAAAAGAATCTCTATCTTTTTGCTCAAAACCCCATGCTCTTTTACTTAAAATAGCATCTTTACCATTTTCTAATTTATAATATTTTTCAGATTCTTTTTCTAATTTATCTAAATAATTAAATCTTTGATCAGATGTCAAAAATTTAGTATTATTTAAGTCTTTAACTGCAGCTAATGCAGAACCAAATTGTTTGTTATCCATTAGAGTATTAAAGTCTACATCAAATAAATCTAAATTAACTTTATCTAAAGATTGTTGTTTAGTTAATTCATTATCGTTTAAATATAAAGATCTACTTTCAAGATTAGATAATATTGCATTTCTATAAATATTTTTTTCATCACCAGTTGCAAGAGTATACTTACTTAAATTCATTTGATATTCTGTATCGTAATTATATTCTTCTTGCTTCTCTAACTCACCTCTTGATAATTTTTTTACATTGTTTGATCTTGTTATAACCTCTATATCAAACTTATCTGAAATCATTTTTTTAATTCTTTTATTTTTTATTTGATCTATTTTTTGTTTTACTAAAAATTTAGATTGTGTTTGAAATGTGTTTTGTGCTTCTAATGGATTTATTATTTTTCCAGAATTAGTTTCTATTTCATCTAACTCATTAGATAATTCTAAATATTGTTTTGTTGCTTCTGCTTTATCTGCAATTAATTTTTCTCTTTCATAGTATTCTGCAATTTGACTTATAGGTTTTAATAATGCAGCAGCAGGTGTTGCTGTAGGTGATACTTGAATATTACTTGTAACACTTGGAGTTTCAGTAGTTATAGTTCCTCTAGCTTGAAATGTAGGTATCTTTGGCATTAAAATGATCCTTCAGTTGCTGTTAAATCTGTTGTACCTTGTGTTGTATCACTTAATAAAGATTTACCATAAGGTGCTAATATACTAGCTGCTTGACCATAATACTGATATGCCATTGCTCTACCCTGCATTCTAGCAAGTTGACCTTGCATTCTAGCAAAGTTAGCTTGTTCAAATGCTTGAGATTTTCCAATTTCTGCATTGTATTCTATCATATCTTTTTCTAATTCTGCTTGTTCAACATTTCTTCTTAAAATTCTTAAAGCAGTACCACTTCTTTCTGCTCCTGTTTTTGCAATACTTACTTTTGTTTCACCTTGTAATTGTGCAAACTGTTGATCAAATTTAGCAAGATCTAATTGTTTTTTTTGCTCAATAGCTTCTGCTCTTTGCATCATTGTTCGAGCATTTCTATTCTGAATTGCTTGATTATATTTTGCTGCAGCAGATGCTTGTTTACCAGCTACTATAGATGTTCCAGCAACTATTGCAGTAGTCCAACTCATTAGAATAACCTCGCATACATATATTGATCTGAACCATCGAAACCAAATTTCTTCATTAAACCTTCTTCTTGTAAACCTAACCACTTAGCAAATTTTAAGCCAGTTGTATAGTCAGCTCTTACAGCAGTTTGAACTCTATTGATATTATTTTCTTTAGCAATCCTCGCAAAATCTTTTCTGATTGCTCTTGCAACTAGCAAAGGATGATCTAAAGCATCTTTAGTAGCTAACACCCAACCTTCTGCAACACCATTCCAAATGATTTTCATACCTGCAGCAAAGATAGGTTTACCAGAAATCATACCTGTAAATGCTAAGTTATCTTGTTCTAGGTTACCAGGGTTACCATCAAACTCCATATCCTTATCCATTAATGTATGATTCATTTGTTGTTTCATAATGTATGCTCCGTGTTCTGCTTTATATGTTACTATATTTAATATTCTATCCATCGTTAGTTTGAAGTTTAGGATATAAAGATAGTATCGTCAAAGGTAAAGGTTGAGTTTGTCTTACAAATATAAAACCATCTGTCTCGTAGTTACCTCTAAATTCTATTTCTTTATCTCCAGTAAATACATTGATACCACTATTCATTGCGTTAGCTGAAGATCTAAATGGTATTCGTTCCATGTTATTTAGATCTGGACCAATCTCCACACCAATGCTTTCGTAAAGTCTAGCAGTAATCTCATAAATTCTTTTAGTTTTACTTTGTGATGTACCATTTTGTGAGCCTGCATCTATTCTCATTGTTTGTAATAGAGATGTATAACCTAATCCAATTTTAACTTTACTTGCAGATCTATCTAATGTGATTTCTCCAGAGCTTACAACTTTGTTTGGATGAGTTGCACCATCTGCTAATATTGAAACTGTTTGACCTTCAAGGTGAGAAAGACCAGATAGTGTTGTAACTGCAGATCCACTATAAGATAATTGTGAATCTAAAAAATTAAATGATGTATCATCTGCTTCATCAAAATCATATTGATGAATAAATTCTACATATCTTTTTGTTGCACCATTAATAGTTCTTTTTATTATTACATAAGTTTGATATTCTGAATCATCTGTAGGTATTGTAGCAACACTTTCACAAACTGCATTACTATTTCCAAATACTCCACCAAATATATGTCTATGCCAAGCAACTACTTGTTGTTCTCTTTGATAAGTTAAACCAATTAATTGACCATCGTTTCTAACACCCCAAATAATTTGATTAGGTTCTTGTTGATACGATAGCTGTTTAAATCCACCTTCGGAAATATGTTCGGCAAGGATGGTTAAGTCTGGAGCAACATAACCATCAACATCAAAATTGTAAGCTAGTTCTCTTAACTTTCTTCTTGCTCTTTGTAAAAATAAAGTTGCGTTACCAACAGCTAGAGCATCTACGTTTGCTGCACCATTATTGGATTGTTTTTTAATTAATATATTTGTAGGTGTTATAGCGTTATCAGTTCCACCACCACTAACTGCAAACTCACCACCTGCAGTACCAATAATTAAAGTTCTTGTAGCTGTCATAAATCTAATTGCGTTTACTTGGTTGGATGCAATCGTATAGATAATAGCATCATCATCTGCTACTGTTCCATGATAGTTATCATCCATGTTTTCGTAATCACCAGATTTAGAAAAAAATAATGTTTGTGGTTGAGATAATGTTGCTGCAAATACTAATCTTTGTTCAAAGAAAGTTACGCAAGAAGGATGACCAGTAGTAGAACTAAAAGATCCTAATGCAAAATCAGTTGTAGCTGAACCATTTGATATATCTGATATGACTTCCATATTTACAACAGTTGTTGATGTGTATCCTGTAATTTTTACATGACCATCAAGTACATGAATCAATCTCCCAACATCAGTTGATAACCAACCTTGATTAGAATTAACTCCAGTAGTAGATGATAAGGTTAATGTTCCTGTTTGACCAGCATTAGTATGTGATGCTGTTACAGTTGTTGTTTCAATATTGTGGTCCATAAATGGACCATTCGTAAATTCAACACTTGTTAATGACCAAGATGTATGACCTGTTCTAGCTAATTTTTTTACTGGATGATTAGGATGACAAATATACATAACATCAGCTGATTGTGCATATTTAATATCAAACAGTTCTGCTTCTAAGTATGGTGAACTAATTTCATAAGCTGAACCACTAGACAATATTTGACCATTGTCTTTATAAAATCTTATGTACTGATTTCCAAACTCTAACATATAAGTTTGTGTTGTACTAAATTCAAAAGGAATTAATCTTGTTTCTTTAGAGCTATCTTTTACTTCTGCTACAAATTGTGTACCACTTCTTCTTGCTGCACTTCCATGAGGGAAGATAATCATATTTTCTAATGTCTTACATCCTGTAGAATATTTTTGTAAATCATTTCTACCATCTAATCTTGGTGATAACTCACCACCTGTGAAGTTCGTTAATTGAACAGCAACTCTAGCCATAGGTTAGTACCTTGCGTTTATGAATGAAGAAGATCCAATAACATCTGATTGACCATTATCTGGATTAGTATTTTGACCTTCAGTAGCATCTACAAATCTAGCTTCTTTTAATTTATCTTGAAACAAATTATACATATTAGAAGCAACAGGATTAGAAGATGTAACTGCGTACGCAATGTCAGCAGCTAATGCAGCAGATATTGTTTCTCTTAACAGCTCATCATATTGATTGGGATCTGATATTCTTGCTACATATTGTATCTTAACTGTTCCATGATTTGCTACAATTTTTCTTCCTTCAATCTTGTAATCATAATCATAATTTAAAATTGTAAGAACTCTCAAACAATCAGCTGGTAAAGTAAACTGATAACTAAAACCCCATGAAGGTGTTGCAGTATCTTTTGCAAGTTCAACTCTTTTTATTAAACAATTCCAGGGATGAGATCTAAATAAACTATCTCTAACTTGTGTGTATCTTGCGTTGCAAAGTCTTGCATTCTTTGAATCTTCTGTAAGTGTTAAGATTGTTGATGCACCAAGTTGATTTAATGCTCCATTACAAATATCTACTACTGATGCCATACTACTTCCTTATAATATATTTTCGCCTTATATGTCTATCTTTTTCTAAAGCAAAAATTTCTTCTGTTGTTCTCTCTTCTTTAGTATTAAATCCATAATGATTTTTGCTATCATTTTGAAATCTGTCTACCAAAACATACCTGTATACATAATTATTTTTTTTAAAATGTAGTACAGGTTTTAATTCTTGTATCTTTTTCATGCACTTTAGGGGGTTTCCACTCTCGCTTTCACCCCCTAAAATTCTATTTATTATGCTTCGTGAGCAAGTATTTCTACAACTTTTTCTTCTTCCATTCTAGTAGAACCGAATGCAGCAGAATAGTAAACTTGAGTAGCATAACCTTTGTCAGCTCTTTCGTCTATTCTTGCAGTTGAGTCTTTACCTACAGCAAGAGCAACACCATCTTGTGCAAAAGCAAAACATTTTCTTTTGTTTGAAGCGATTGACAATCTGTTAGATACACAAAAGTTGAATCCTAAGAATGTACTTAAATCACCTTGAGCCAATGCTTTTACTGTGTTGAAGTCGCTTGAAGTTACTTCAGTAGTTCCTAATAGATCTGTAATCTGTTTAGGAGATACTACGATGTATCTTGGAATTGAAGGATCAACACTAGCTAAGTCAAGAATTTCTTTTGCTTGTCTTAATTTAGCGATAGTTAAACCAGCAGTTCCAGTTTCAGCTATTTTTTGACCAGAAGGTAATGCAACAGCAGTACCACCAGCAACACCTGTATCAGCAGATCCAGTTGCAGCAGCAATAATAGCATCATCCATTGCTCTACCCATTGCAAAAGCAGCAGCTTGTGCGTAGCTAGAAGTAGGATCTACTAACATTCTTACTTTATCTAGATCATCTACAAGATCTGCGAACTCGTAGTCAACAAGTGAAACTCTTCTTCTTGAGTGAGGAGTATCTGCTTGAGGAGTGTTCGAGTGTCTAGTTGATCTTACAGTTGCAGTAACACTTCCGATTTGATCGAAGAAAGCATTCTTCCCTGTAACAGATTCTAATCTTACTTTATCTCTAAGAAGAGAACCTTTTTGTTGTGATAACATTTGTATATTTGAACTGTATTGTTCTACAAATGCTTTTGTTATTTCAGTTGACATATTATGTCTCCTTAAATGTTAAGTTAATGTTAAAACAAAACAGAGACGTTATCAGAAATTCTGGCTTCTCTTGGATTTAAAGTCTTTTAGACTACAAGTCTATTCCTTGTTGTCAGAAAGGTTCTTACGAATTGTCTTTCTTTTGTTAGGCGAACTTTCATTCGCCTTACAAACCCATGTATAATATTCTTCGCAGATTGGCAAGGGATTAGATTTTTGATTCTCTGATCCATTCTCTACAACAATACGAAGTATTTCTAATCTTAATTCTTCTTTATCCATTAAGCATTGTTCTCAAAGTAAATACTTGTTGAACTACTTTGTCATGATCTGGATGTGCTTTATTCCAATATGGACCATCTCGATCATTAACAAGTTTACTAATCTCAGCTTCATAGTCTGTACCTCTATCAACGCTTTCGCTTTCAGTACCTACTAATTTATCTTCAGATAATATGTTTGCAATGTTTGCAAAACCTTTAATAACTTCTGGATGATCTCCTAATCGTGTACCATCTTTTAGTTCCATATCTAAGATTGCTGGGTTCATATTTGCTTTAGCAACTGATCCAGCTTTTTTAATATTAGCATCATAATTGCCACCCCACTCCTTACGAAGTTCGGCTTCAGCATTTGCTTGTGCAGTTTCAGTATCTACTCTTGCTTGTTGTGCAGAACCTTCCATAGAATTTTTATAAAACTCTAAGATACCTTGTGCTTGTTTATTATTTAAACCAAGTTGATGAGCATTCTCTGCAAATTGTTTTATTGCACCTTCATCTAATGGAACTACATCTGAGTTAGCTTCTAGTTTATATTTATCTGGAGATTCTGGTCTACCTAGTTTTCCATAAACTTCTTGCCATTGATCTTCTGTTGAGTTTTCATTTGGTACTGCAACTTTGTCTTGACCAATCATTCTAGTTGCGTTGATATAGCTTTTAGCTAACGCATCTATTTCTGTAAACTTAGAAATGTTTGGATCGTTTCTAAACTCTTCTGAGATTGTATCTTTCCAAGATTTAGCAACAGTTGGTTGTTCTGTTGTTGTAGAACTAATTGTTTGTTCTGTTTGTTGAGGAGTGTCTGTAGTAGTTGTTGTCTCTTCTACAGGCACATTACTTTGTGTTATCTGTTCACTTGACATTCTTATTCTCCTTTTGCAGCATTTGTTTTATAAATAGAAGTACGCTGCGTTGACCTTCCATATATGCACTCTCATGACTATCACCTTTTACATTGGTGGTAGAATGATAATGACATCTTTTTTCTAAGTCAGACAAAACCTCTTTGCCTTCGTCTGTATTAAAAATATATTGATAATTTTCTCTAAGTTTTTTTACTAGACTTTCTAGCTGTTTATTTGTTTCCATAAATTATTCAACATCAGCGTTTGCCAAAGCCTGTGCTTCTTCTGGTAATGCTTTTGCTAATGGTGCTACTTTTCCCCCTGCTTCTGCTAGTTGTTGTATTTGTTGCATCTGTTGCATTTGCTCTTGTTGTTGTGCTGCTTGTTGTCTTTCAGCATTTAATTCAGATTGTGGTTTTAATATTTTTTGTGGAACACCTACAATGTCTGCCAAGTGTCTAACAAGTTTATCCATATTGATGTGATCAAATACTGGAGCAACATTTGATAAGCTACCTAAGATTTCTATTGCTCTCATAATAGAAGATAACTCTGTAGACTTTTGTGCTTTAGCTAATGGTGATACATATTCTATTTCTATATCTGTACCTGCTAAAAATTCTGGAGCTGGTCTAAATAAATTCTTTCTAAGTATTAATGCGAAAGTTCTATCGATTAATGGTTTTAATAATTCAGATTGAAGTCTACCCAAAACTGGTCCAAGCAATCTCATCTTCTCTTCGTTTCTTTGAATTACTTCTGTTGCTGTCATTTGTGGACCACTCTGCATCATTAATTGATTTACATAGAAAGCATTTCTAATTGAGTTTCTTCTTTGCTCTTCCATGTTTAAACCTAATGGAGTGTTTGCTCCAATGTTTAATGTTTCAATTCTATCTCTAGTTCCTGCTCTGTAAAAATTTAAACCACCTGGTACTGTTCTTACAGGTAACATAAAACCATCATCTGGAACTAATAAAGGTGGATCAACTTGTTTCTGTGCAGACTTGATTGTAGTTTTTGACATTTCATTTAGCATCTTAACATCTGGCAAAGCTGTCATTGCAGGAGATCTACCATAAATTTCGTGTGATGCTTTTAAGTATCTTGGTACTACAAAAGGGAACTCTCTAAAACCAGATACAGATAATTCATCTCCAGATTCTGCATCTAAGTATACAGATTCAAAAGGCATATTTTCTTTATCTTGTTTTGTAGGATCAAAGTCAGATCTAGGATATACTGCGTGCATAATCTCTATTTCTTGATATGGATCTTTCTGTGCTTTAGTTGCGATGTTCATTGATACATCACCAAATTTTTGCATTACTGCTCTTGCAGATAAACTAAACTTTCTAAATACTGTATCGATTCTTCCTTTGTCATTCTCAGCAATAAAGATTTCATTAATGTGTCTTGTAGAAAATTTTAGAATATCTTCATCATCTTCTTCGATAAACATTGCAGCAGTTCCAAATGTAATTAGATCATGATACAGTTCAAATATTTCTTGTTGGAAGTTAGACTTATTAAACGCAGAGTACATAACTTCTGTTGCATCTTCTAACCACTCTTTTGCTTCATCTTCATTCTCCATATCATTTTGTTTAAATCTTAAAGAGAACCAAGGTGTAGATGGGTTAGTCAACATACCATGTAGTGATGCAGCTAATAGTTCTACTGATTGTAATGGTGAACCATCAAAAATAAGTTCTGTTCTTTTATCACCTTTAGATCTTGTTTTAGTTACATCTGCTTTTCTTGGTTGCATATAGTCTGCAACTTCTTGCCAATGACTTTCCCAATTTTGTCTTTGTGCTTTTAAACGATCATATCGTTTTAATAAATTTTTTGCTTTATCTGTTTGTGCCATTATCTACCTAATAAACTTGGTTTACCTAAAGTCAAACTACCAGTTACACCAGTAACACCTGTTAGGATTGTTGGAGATCTTCCTCTAGCTTTTGCTTTTCTTTTTCTTAAAAGAATTGGATCTTCAGCATCTGTTGTTGTTGCTTGCGAAACTTCAGATTCTGTTGGAGTAGTTACTACTTTAGGTGCTTGAACTACAACACCACTTGATTCTGTTGCACCACCACCATCACCTGTTGATGTTGTTTTATTTCCATAAGCATCTGTCTTACCAGCTAACCTATCTTTCATATAAGTTTCATAATTTGGTGCTGTAGATTTTCCAGAAGGTACAACTTTTTCTTCATAAAATTTTCTATTAATTTCTTCTGTTTTTTTTCTAATAGGTTTTGTAATTGCACCTATTGCTCCACCACCAGAAATAATTTCTTTAACAGGATTTTGTTTTACTGTATAACCAAACTTATCTCTCTTTACTGGTTTTACTTTTGATTTTTTATTTACAAAAGCATCTGATCCAGTATTACCAGAGGTTGATGCACTAGGAGATCCCATTACTTACCAAATGTTAAAGATGATTTAGTTTCAGATACAGTTTCAGATTTTACTTCTTTGTTTACTGCTATACCTTTTTGTAAATCATTCATGTTGTTAAATTTAGGTTCTGCTTTCTTTGCAGTAGGTTTAATTTTTTTAATAACTTTTTTAATTTTATCTAACATATTATTCTCCTAATAAAGTTTTAAGTTTAGTTTCTTCAGATTCTTGCAAACCAAGTGGTCCAGTAAGTATTGTAGACTTTCTGCCTTTTCTTCTTCTCATGATTGCATCTTGTTCTTTTTTAATTTTTGCTTTCTCTTCTGCTGATAGTTCTGCTTCTGGAGCTTCTGGCAAAGGTTGCACAGGTGGCAATGATGGTGTTTTTGGTTTAAATATTGATCCCATAATTAAATAATCCTGTAATCATTATCTGCTACACTTTGTGGAGCAGTTTGTCTAGTATTAATTTCTTGAAGACCAACAGCTAGGTAACGCATAGCATCACAAGCATGAGAACTCCAATCGTGTACAGGTTTCGATCTGAACATTCTATTTTTGTCGATGTACTTCCTATGGTAATGTCTTAACGCATCTATCAAATTTTTGCAATGGTCTGTGTCTATCCAGCATCTAGAGAGCAGCATGGTTACTGCGTGTATACCTTCTTCTACTGGTAGCTTCGGCACTACCTTAAATCTAACTCCTAACTGATATGCTATCTCTCTTCTGGTTTTTCCATTACCAAACTCTTGCACATCAATATCGTGTGGAGCAAAGTGATCCTTGTAGATGTATGGTTTTTCTTCTAGCATCTGGATGTAGTGTGGTAATCCATGACCTCGTTCTTCATGATAATCTATTATCTGTATTGCTGTTCCTTTTTGTTGAAAGAATATAATACTACTGTGGTCTGCGACACCGAGATCCCATGCAGTAGAGACAGGCAAAGTGGGATCGTAGGGAACTCTAGCTATCTGGTTCTTATCTTCAATCTTATTAATCTCTTCTCCGTATATAGCACCTTCTATGTTTGCTATCCAATCACATTCAAACTCTTGCATATACTTCTTCTCACCCATAACTTCTTTTGCTTTTTCTAATTCTTCTGGGTCTACAATTTTAGTATCACTTGCTTTAGCTTTGTAGTTAAACCAATCTTCTGCACCATTTGCGTGTTGGTATAGATCATAGAAGTTGTTGTTCATTCCAGCAGGTGTACCAATGAAGACACAATAACCTTTACGATCTGATAGAGCTGGTCTAATGATTTCTGAAAATAGTTTACCATCAATATTAGCGTATTCATCTATGACACAACCATCCAGGTATATACCTCTTAACCCATCTGAGTTTTCTGCACCAAGCAATGTTATTCTTGAACCATTAGGTAGATCAACTCTTAGTTCTGTTTCGTTAAACTTAGTGTTTGGTATCTTTGCTGTGAACTGCTTCATGTAATCCCACGCAATACTTTTGGCTTGCTTGAATGTGGGAGCTATGTATGCAAATCTAGGATTCTTCAACTTGCTCATCAATGCTGATCTTATTAAATGGTTGATCATACATACTGTTTTGCCAAACCTTCTGTGGCACACGAGAACACTCCATCTGTATCTATTGATCTGTTGATGTAAATAAGATTGATGTTTTCTCGGAGTATAAGGGATTTTGATATTCATTAGTGTATCATCTTAGATCTTTCAATACTACTTAATGGATTATATTCTACACCTAGTGTCATCATTACATAATCTGTAAACAGCTCTGCTGCTATCGCATTAGGGAAACCAACAAATCTAATAATTACATTATTTGTTTTCTTATCAATATAAGCAATACAATCTAAATCTTCAGTATTAAGATAATCCATATACTACATCTAGTGTATTTAGGTTTTGAAACAATAAAAAAAATAAAATTTGGAAAAGTGTTAATAAATAGGTGCAGGGTTGTTTGTGGGGGTGTGTGTGTATGGGTGTGGAAATTATCCATGTATATATATATAATAAACTGACACCACAATCTAGGGGGTAGGGGGGGTATAGTATTCTATAAATATAGTCAAAACTACAACAAATATTAATAGTGATAATTTATTATTTCTACTAGTAAAACAAAAAACCTTTAAATAAATAGGTCAGTATTGTTGACCGATACTTATGACGCATAAAAAACTTTGGAGGGTTGCTATAAAAGAATAGCATTGTTTT